ACTTCGTCACTCTTACGCTATGCGAATAATTGCGTTGTTGGCATCATTCGCAGGATACTGGATCGTAAAATCTCCGGCACTCGATGATTTATCTCCACCAAAGTCCAAGACACAAACACTGGGATAGGCCGCATGATTAACCGTCGCACCCGTCCCCGCTGTATTCAGGGTAGAATTATAAATTACCGCACATCTTGCAGCCGTAATGGTGGAAGTGGACCAGGTAGTATCCGCAAAATCCAAAAAAGCCGTTGGTGTTGATCCACTGTTATCTGAAAGACCTAAAGTAACACTACCTAAAGCTGCACCTCCTGCTGAATAAGCAGTCCCGCTTACTTCATTCGTCGCGGTGTAACCTGTCAGATCCTCGTTGGCATCGGTACGACTTGAGGTAAACATTGCAATCTTAAAGGTGTCCGCCGAAATACCAGAAGACCCTGTCCTAGTATGGTCCAGCCAAAAATGGATACCTACTGTGATTTCTTGTTTGTAAGTACCGCACATGGCCTGATTAATAGCCATTTCACAATCTCCTTATCATCTCGGCCATGTCTTCATGCCCTTGTTTACGCAGTAATGCCCAAATAGTGGTTCGTTCACTTTGCGCCATTTTCTTTAGGTAATAGAGTATTACACCCCTAATATTATTTCTATATGCAACTGCCTGATCCCGTATAGGAGGGGGGGCTTTCTCATTAATAGCTATAATCTTGTTCATAGCCATATCAGCCATTGTTTCCGGGCTATGACCACCGTCATTTGAGGTAAATACTTTAACAGTCCCCAAATCTCCTTTACCGTTCGCTTGAAGCATTATTGCACTGGTTGCCTCACTCTGTCGTAACGATATTCTTCAGTTGTTTGCTGTCCCTCACCTAATCTCTTCAGACCCTGCAATGATTCCAGATACCTGTTGTTATAAAAAGTAAGAAGCTCTGGTTCTCCTTTCATAAAGGTATATGCCTCAACCAAAGATGCATAAAGCAGGGCTAACTCTGCATTATCCCCTAACCAACTTGTTCCATCGGCAGTTGACGAAATAGAAGTAGGGCGGAAGAAATAATGTAATTCCATAGTCAAAGCATCATTTGGAGTAGGTGCTAATAAAAAAGTAGTGTCGTTCCAATCCCCGTAGTAAGCAGGAACACCAGTAGTAGATGGATCAGGAGTAAAGTCCTGCAAGAAAGTTATATGCTTATACAGTAGAAATTCATTACTGGAACTGTTCACTACACTTAAAGAAAAAGGTGCTAAAAAATCACTCGGCTTTGATAAAAACTTTTGCGAAGCAGTCGTAGTTCCTTGGGAGTTTTGCCGAAAAACATCTAACTGTACTTCTTTTAAAATGCGTTCTTCTGCATTCAGAATAAAACGGGTTAACTGACTTACAAAAGTAGATTCAGTGTTATCCGTATAATCCTGAATAGCAGTTTTAAGTGTTGTAAATGTAAAAGCCATATCAAGCACTCACCGTTACGGGACCAGCAGAAGCCTCTCCACCCCCACCTTTTTCAGAAGCCCCGGAGACTTCAGAAGAACCACTATCACTAACATCGAAACTATATAAATCAGAATCTATCTTTGTCACAGAATAACCACCAGCATCTTCTACGGCACCGGACGTAAATCCACCACTTCCTGCTGCATCTCTGCCGAAACCTTCTACCTCTCTAAATCGGACAGTATCTCCAGTGGCCCGATTATGGCCCGGTTCCAATACCCTAATAACACTGGATCCAACAGTTCCTGATATAAAGGGATTAAACGGAAGCAAGACCGTTACAGCGGGTTCTGTGCGATCTGGACGAGCATTACGCAGTGCCTGGGGATCTGCCATGAATTTTGGAATATCTAATTGTGGTTGCTTGGATTCCCATTCATCATTTCCCACTAAAAGTCCAGTCCATTCTTTCCGCATATTTTTCATGCGATAAGCCACTCCTGAACGATCCGAAATTCCTAAAGCATACTTATCAGAAGCATATCTAGCCATTATCCCACTGCCCGGAGAGAAGATGCGGTAGGAACAAGAGTAAGAGGTACGCGATCCTGATCTTCCGTAGCCGCTCGCATGAACTCCTCTTCATACATCATTTTTAACATTTCAACTCTATCAGGCGCTCTTTTTAAGGCTACATAATAAGCTAGTCCTGCTGTGAGACAGGGATAAAAACGCCAAGGTACTTCAACCGTATTTACAGAAGCATCCGCATCATCAATACGGACCATGCGATCATAAATAATTTGGTCCGTGCTGTTTTCCGGAGAAGGCCAGATCCTGTAAACAGGAGTAATTAAACGATCCACATAAAATTGGATGGGTCGCCCCGTTGTTGTTTTATCTGGGATCCTGAGATAATCATCGCGACCAATTCGATTAATAGAGATATCTCTACTGCTTCTACGAACTACAGCAGACAGGATATCCACAGAAGACTGCACATCTTCTAGTGATGGAACCGAACTTACTGTGGTAGTCGCTCCACTGGAAGATCCAGTAATAGTTTCAGCAGCAGTAAACGTTCCTGAAGGAACAGTTATTGTCATAGTGGTAGAAAGTGGTTTTGTTATTACCGAAGCCGTGACAGAGCTGCTTCCTCCGGTAATTGTTTCACCAATAGTAAAACTATCGCTATCCGCTACCGTTAATGTGATAATTCCCAAAGGATATTCAGTGATGCCTGAAGCCACTGTTTGTGTGACTTCTTCAACTGTCCAAAGATTTAAGCCACGGTTAGCCCAGTCCGCGAACAAGAAATTTAGAGATCTTCGAGCAGTTCTGGCATCATATCCAGTCCGTAATTCCAGACCACAACGCTCAAAGGCTTCCTCTATATATTCCGCTACATCGGGTTCAAAGTCTTTTGATCCAGAAACAGCCATAGACCTAAACTCCTATCCTCACAGAAAAAGAGATCTTATTGCCACGGCTAATTGACCAAGAATCAAAAAACCTACACCCCAAAGAACTCTATTAATTCCATCAATCGATTTTTGTATGTGGAATAAATCATTCTTTTTTATAGAATCCACTTTTTGAGCGATCAATTTAAGATCGCCCCGAAGTTGAACTATATCCAGTTCATTCTTGCGATCTAGCTCCACCATCGGTTAGTACTCTTTAATACAGTACAAAGTAACGGAGTAAGTATCTCCACTAGCCTTATCAACTGTAGTAAATTGGATGTCTCCTGTTTTTCCGGTTCCTGCATAATTAGGCAAACCACCGATATCGGAAAAATCTAACGTATCCGAATAATCAGCAGGAAGTTCCAATGCGATTACATCAGCAGTCGCATCCCAAAGAATTTTTACGCCCATACCCACACAAGAAAAAACAACTTTTTCTAATCGAACTCCGGTACAGCTATCTAAATCAGTGTTTTGGGATAACGCAGACACATCGACTTTGGTTACGGCACTTTCCCCAGTATTATCACTGGTATTGGTACAATAAATAACAGCTTTTCGAGGCCCATCTATTATTGTGGTTGTCGCTACAGCATCAGCCATGTGACTCTCCTATAAAGGGAATTAGGGGGTGTAGTTACCCCCTAATCTAAATTTCACCTATTATGGCTGTTTATTGTATTGAACCATGCCATCCGTAGTACGCTGCGCTACCGTCAAGAGATAGTCACAATTAACCACGTTAGCGGCAGCTTCACCAGCTACAGCAGCCAACCACGTAGTCATTTGAGAAGTCGGGATAGATGTAGTTGAAACCGTCGTTGTAACCAATTTGCGATCAACATAAAATTCCACTTGTCCCGTACCACGAACAATGAAACCTAGCCGACGATCACCGCTGATTGTACTCCCGGAAACTGAACCATCGGCAAAATCAACACCGGTATCGGTAGAAGTTTCTGTACCTCCGCTGTCACAAACAGCGTTAATAGAAGCATCACCATCGGTAACCACAAATCCAATCTGATTATTGGTAGTGAAAGGAACCGTTGTACTCAATGTGCCATTTTCACAAAGACCAACAAAAATATCCATCTGGTCCGCGTCTGACGTAACAAGGCGTGTTTCAAAGAATATTGCTTTGCTGGCTTCCGGCCCCCAAATTTCATTGCCTTGGATAGCAGCACCAGTATTGTCTGATCCCGTACCGGCAATTTGATACCACCCACCAATGGCGTCCGCTAGAATGGCACCCGTACCACTGGTAAGTTGTTGATAGGTCCAATCATTGGTGCCATCAACCGCGATCCCAATAAAATCTTCATATTGGAAAACATAATCAGGGTTCGTTTGGATTGGTAAATTTGTAAACCATGTGCCACCAGCGATTTGGTTTCCACCACCACTATATGCTACTGGCCCAGAAAAACGTGTAGTACTCATTATAAAGTACCTCCTTACGAGAGGGTTTGCCCTAGAGTCTTCGTAAGCGTCTGCTGGGCCAGTCGCTAGGGCTGTTATATCCCAGAAAAGAAGGGAAGGGG